CGAAGAAGATTTCTCTTAACTCTGCTTATGGTGCTATTGGTAATCAATACTTCCGGTATTACAAACTAGAGAATGCAGAAGCAATTACCCTGTCTGGTCAGGTTTCAATTCGTTGGATTGAAGGCAAGATGAATGGGTATCTAAATAAACTTTTGCAAACAGAGGACGTTGATTATGTTGTCGCATCTGACACAGACTCAATCTATCTTAATATGGGACCTCTTGTTGATAAATTTTTTAGTGGTAAGTCTGACGATAAAGCAGCAATTGTTTCCATACTTGATAAGATCTGTCAAGAAAAGTTGGAACCATTCATCGAGTCCAGTTATCAGAAACTTGCGGATTACGTTTCGGCATATGAACAAAAAATGCAAATGAAACGTGAGAATATCGCTGATCGTGGTATCTGGACTGCGAAGAAACGATATATTCTTAACGTATGGAATAGTGAAGGTGTTCAATACACTGAACCTAAACTTAAGGTGATGGGCATTGAGTCTGTTAAGTCATCGACTCCGGCACCTTGTAGAAAGATGCTGAAGGATGCATTTCAGATTCTGATGACTGGCACTGAAGATGAGATGATTAAGTTCATTGATACCAAACGTGAAGAGTTTAAGAAACTGCCACCAGAAGAAATTTCATTTCCACGGTCAGTTTCTGATGTGATTAAGTACAAAGCACATTCTGAAATTTACATCAAGGGGACTCCTATTCATGTTCGTGGTGCTTTGCTCTTCAATCATTATATTTTGAAGAATAAATTAGACAATAAATATTCACTCATCAGAAATGGTGAGAAAATTAAGTTCTGCTATTTGAAGAAACCAAACAGCATTCATGAGAATGTTATCTCTTTTATTCAGGACTTTCCCAAGGAACTTGGCATTGACAAGTACGTTGACTATGACCTACAATTTGAAAAGTCATTCCTTGAACCACTCAAAGCAATCCTTGATTCGATTGGTTGGAGTGTAGAAAAAACTGTAAATCTGGAACTATTTTTTTCCTAATGGACCTGCCTATTAACGATAAAGAACTTGCAACCATTGTGAGTGCATTGCGACTCGGTGGTGATGCTGCCCTTTATCAAAAATTGAATACAATTAAAGAGATCCGTAAGGAAAACCCTGGTGGATCTTACAAAAAAATTGCCCGTGAACAATTCGGATTTGTACTGTAATGGATTTTCTTAAAGAGATTGTAAAAGAAATCGGAGATGACTACACAAAACTCGCATCCGATATTGATGAAACTGAACAATATGTTGACACAGGTTCGTACATTTTTAACGGACTTGTTTCAGGGTCTATATTTGGTGGTGTATCTGGGAATAAGATTACTGC